GCCTATTTAGCTCGATATAATCTAAGAGCCTTAGCTGAAACGGATAGAAATCATTTAGAGTTAATTAAGCATGGTGTTTGGCAAAATAAGACCGAAGTGGAAGTTTGCACTGCCGCTGGCGCAGACTTATATATTTCGGGCGCACAAGGCAATGGAGCAATACTTAGAAAATGAACTCAACCGGAAAAACATTATTTCAAGCCGCATACGAGATATCGCCAATCATTTTACAAAATGGTATAGCGACTTTTGCGGGCGGGTATTTGCCAATTACAGCTTTAACTATATTTGGCGATCTAGCTACTTTATTGGGTACAGATCAATTTTTTGCTCATTACAAGCCTTTACCCGGTAGCACACTACAAGATTGGCAAATAGCTGACTATCCTTTTTCAAACTTAACCGTAGCGGCTAATGCGGTTATTCAGCAACCATTAAAGATTAGTATGCTGATGGTTTGCCCTGCACAAAATAATGGTGGGTATTTACTTAAACAACCAATCATAACCGCATTAAAACTGACTCTAGATAACCATATATTGGCGGGCGGCACTTTCACCGTTATTACCCCTGCATATACCTACACCAATTGTTTGCTGACTTCTATTCGGGATATAACTAGCCCTAGCGATAAACAAGTTCAGACTACTTTTCAATGGGATTTTGTACAGCCTTTGATTACAGAATCAGGCGCGAGTAAAATTTTAAATACTGTATTTAGTAGGTATGCTAATGGTTTACCCCAATCCGCAATTAATTTAGAAGGCAGTTGGAATAACACCCCAGTGTCTAATTGATAGGAAACAAAAATAATGCCAAGTATCATTAATTTCAATCCTACGCCAACGGTAAATTTTCAATTTAATCCAGTATTAGATGGTGTTACTTACGTAGCGATATGCACATGGAATGCCTATGGACAACGATATTATTTGTCTATATACGATAATTATGGCAATTTAATAATGTCAAGAGCAATGGTAGGTTCTCCACCAGAAGCCGATATTAATTTGCTATCTGGCTATTTTTATGCCTCTACTCTGGTATATAGAGTTAAAACTAGCAATTTTGAAATTACGCCATAATGCGTTTTTATAAGATAGCCATACAAACAGTAGCAGGGAAAGAAATTACTTACTCTAGCTTAGACTCGGCTGGAGGCAATAACGGTTCGGCTTTACGAGTTGATTTAGACTTATTTGAAACACTATTTCACCAGCCATCGCCTAATAGCATATTGCGGATATACGGTGTCCCCTATAAGGATTTAGGCCAATTGGCAGATTTAAACCCTAGTTATAAAACCAGTGGGAATAAATTTTCTAAAATTAAAATTTCAGTAGGTATGTCAAAAGGACTGCCTTTTGCCAAACCTTATCAAGCCGGGCTAATTATTGACGGAATTATTGAATACGCTTTTGCCAATTGGCAAGGCGCTGAAATATGTTTGGACTTAATAGTTAATTCTAATTTTGGAACAACTTTTAGTAGACCTAACTTATCGTGGGCATGGGAAGATGGGCAAACTTTACAAGAGGCTGTAACTGAAACTTTACAAATAGCCTATAAAGATAGCAATCCAGTAATCACCGGTGGATTTAGCGACACGCTTAAATACACAGAAACGCAACCCGGTATATACCCTGATATCTATAGTTTTTCAAAATACGTCAATAAAGTAAGTAAAACCATAAATCCTAACCCTGAATATATAGGCGCAACTATCGCTCCTACGCCAGATGGTTTTATATTAAATGACGGAACAGCGCTATCCAATAATCTAATACAAATCCTGTATACCGATATGATAGGTAATCCTACATGGAAAGCACCCGGAATAATACAAGCAAAAGTAACCATGCGCGGGGATATGAGTATAAATGATTACATCATCTTTCCTAAATTAACTACTGCAATAAACAATGCGAATAGCACTCAGCAAGTACGAAATTTAATACCCTTTCAAGGTTATTTTCAGATCATATCAATACGACATATCGGCAATAATAGGCAAGCTACTGGCGATAGTTGGTGTACAGTTATTGATTGTGTAGTGACAAATAATATTCCTAATGCAGTTAGAAACCTTCCTATAGTGATAATTTAATGGGTCTATCGCAAAAAATTCCGTTTGCTGTTTCTTTAGCTAACACCATAGATGCTAATACAGAAGCAAACGCGCAAAGTATTGGCCAGATTTTGCCTTGCTCCGTCATAAAGGTGGAAGGCGCAATCGTAACGGTAAACTTTGAAATTCTTGCTCCTAATGGGGTAACAATTCCCCCTGTCACTTGTCCTATTGCTGAAAGCGAATATACCCGCTTACCTATACAAGTCGGCGATAAAGGTATCTGTATGGCTGCCAGTACAAGGCTAGGCGGCATTTCAGGGCTTGGATTAGGGTTAGCCCCTTTGAGTAGCCCAAGTAACCTTGGTGGCCTTGTTTTTGTACCAATCAGCAATAAGAACTGGTTTATTGTAGATGGAACATATTTGGTTCTCTACGGTATCAATGGCGTTGAAATAACTACCAAAGACCAAGATGTAAAGCTGACTTTAAACCACGATGGAATTATAATAGACCTTGCTGGCGGTAATTTAATTGTAAATAATGGCAATACCACAATGAACGGTAATTTGACGGTTAATGGCCTCATTACTGGCAATGATGGTTTTGCGATCAGTGGCGGAACTGGCGGAACTATGAACGTAACTGGAAATATCAACCAAACTGGTAACTTCACCCAAACTGGCACACTTACAAATAATGGTAAAGCTGTCGGTAGCACTCATACGCATGGCGGAGTACAAACTGGTGGCGGTACTACAGGAACTCCGACATGAGAACATACGGCAAAACTGATGCAGGGAAATGGGTAGAAATAACGGAAACTAGCTATATTTGGCTGGCTACATTAGCTCAAACTTTAAGATTAAATTTAGGGGAAAGCCCTTTTTATGCGACGGATGGCATACCTGCACAACAATCTGTTATGAGTCAAATTGCACCTGACGCCGCAGTTAATAAAGCCCAATCTCAGTATGCGCCTTATTTTGCAAGTTTGGCGGTAGTCCGGCAACAAAATGTGACTCAACCAACGTATACTATATCCGCTGTATTTCAAAACGGTACAACAATCCAAACAACGGTGGCAAGCTAATGGCAACTTTAACTTCTGCGGGAGCAATACCCGCAAGCCCTACAGAATTATTAAATGCTGAATTAACAGTCGCTACAGCGTTATCTCCCGGTCTTACAGCTAATCTTCCCGGTTCTTTAGTTGAAGATTTATCCTCAACGGCTGCGGGCGCTTTAGTAGTACAAGACCAAGCCTATGTTGACCTAATTAACTCTATTAGCCCCTATACCGCCAACGCTTTCTTGCTTTATCAATTAGGCGCGGTCTATGGTGTTGAACGAGGCATTGGCGCAAATACTTCTGTTTATGTAACCTTTATCGGCGATGCTGGTTTTGTAATCCCAATAGGTTTTACAGTATCCGATGGCTCTTACCAATATATAGTTCAAGATGGCGGTATTATTGGAGCTTCTGGCCAAAGCGCAGCTCTTTATTGTTTAGCTACTACAGAAGGCTCTTGGGCTGTTCCAGTAGGTACTGTCATTCAAGTCATCACTTCTATTCCGTCTGGTATCACTGTTACTTGTACAAACCAAGTTACCGGTGTCCCCGGCCAAGCAGCTCAAACTTTACAAGCCTATCAAGCTCAAGTAATTCAAGCTGGACAAGCAATATGCCAAGGCACACCAACATTGCTAAAGACCTTGTTAGGCCGCATTTCTGGCGTTCAGCAACGCTTGATCGCAATCAAGGCTTCTGGTGACTTGTATACCATTATTGTCGGCGGCGGTGACCCTTATGAAGTGGCCAACGCCATTTTTAAAGGTTTGTTCGATTTAGGAGATTTAATCGGTTCGGTATTGTTGGCAACGTCTATTACGAAGGCCAATCCGGGCGTAGTAACCACCAACTTAAATCATGGCTATGCTACTGGCCAAGTAATTCAAATTAGCGGATCAGCCGTTACAGCCTACAACGGCACTTATACTATTACGGTTCTTTCCGAAACAACTTTCAGTCTAGGGGTAAACACTACTAGCTATGCCACTTATACTGGCGGCGGCGTGGTCACTCCAAACTTACGCAATATCACTGTATCCATCAATGATTACCCTGATACCTATCAAATCACGTTTGTAAGCCCACCGCAACAAACCATCAATATTGCTTTGACTTGGAATACAACTTCAACCAACTATGTATCCCCAACAGCAGTGGCTCAACTAGGCCAGCCCGCCTTGGCAAACTACATTAACAGCATTTATGTCGGCCAGCCAATCAACGTATTTGAATTGCAAAACGTATTTCAGACAGCAATCGCAGCGGTTATTCCGCCTCCATTGCTTTCACGCATGGTCTTTACGGTAGCAATTAACGGTATTGACGTACCGCCAGACGCCGGCACAGGCCTGATTTATGGCGATCCTGAGTCTTACTTTGAAACAAACAACGCTTCTATTGTTATTACCCAAGGCTAATAGATGATTAGCAAGATTCTTCCTAGCTATCTATACCAACAGTACAATGGCGATCCGGATTTAGAGGCGTTTTTCACCGCTTATAATGAGCTATCACAAAGCAACCTAGATAAGATAAATACGCTAAATCTACCGATTTACACTACTAAGACTGGCGTTTTATTGGAGTGGATTGCTTTAGGACTATACGGCTTTACCCGCCCTGTATTACCAAAAGGGGATTATTTCGATAAAGGCGTTTATAACACCATTCATCTAAATGAAATTCCCTATAACCAAAATGTTCGTGTTGCGCCAACTGACTTTTATCAGGTTACTGATGATATCTTTAAACGCTGCATTACATGGAACTTCTATAAAGGCGATGGTTTTCAGTTTACGATCAACTGGCTAAAACGCCGCGTAGCTCGCTTTTTGTCTGGCATTAATGGCGTATCCCATAATATTGACGAAACCTATCAAATTAGCGTCACTATGGATGCTATGGATGTAGTCACAATTCGTATTGCGCCCGGTGTCAGCATTAAGAAGGGCGGAGCGCTTTTAGATAGTTTTGATTTGAATGAAGTGCCATTAAACGCGCCAACTTTATATACCCCATTAATTCCTACCGATCTAGCTCCAATTTTGGAATCTGCCATTAAGGCAGGTGTTTTACAGCTCCCAATCGGCTATACTTACAACGTAACTTTCTAAGAGATTTGCGATGACTATTCTTTTATTTGCTAATAATGCTAAATCAACTCTAGCCGCGCCTCTCTCTAGCGTATCGACTACTGCCGTCCTTGCTTCAGGTACAGGCTCACTATTCCCTTCTCCTACTACTGGACAAGGCTTTAAGATGACTTTTGTGGATAATGCCACTGGTCTTTT